TGCTCATCAATCAAGTCAGATACTTGGGATTCCCTAAGTTCATTATGTTCAAGATGAGTATCAACTTCGACAGTTAATACTTTAATTTTACCATGCTTCTCTTCAATATTACTCTTACCCTGCTCCTCCAATTCCTTAATAAAATTTTCCTGCATAGATAATTTTTCTTTTGTATTACCCTTATTCGTTTCTAGATTTTTAATCTGATCCCTTTTAATTCGCATTCGATCTTTTAAAAGATTATTCATTGCAGAGAAAATACGAATATCTAAAAGATCCTCAATCACATCTCTACGATTGGGAGAACTTAATTGCATAAAAGGTACAAAATTACTACTACCTAAGATTACAATCTGAGTAAATGATTTATAATTCACTTTTAATATATTTTCTTCCAATATCTTCTGCATAGCACGATCATCTGCCTCACGATGCATCGCAGTTCCATTAACAACTATCTCAAATATATTTGGTTTTATACCCCTTCTAACAATATAATGTCTACCATTAATAGAAAATTCAACTTCAACTAAACACTCCTTTTCATTAGTAGTATTAATTAATTGTGATTTTTTAATCTTACGAAAAGGCTTATTAAACAAACCAAAAGTCAGGGCATCCAATACAGTGGATTTACCTGCTCCATTTGTTCCAATAATCAAATTAGTATTATTTCTTTGGATATCAACTTCGGTAAAATGATTACCAGTACTTAAAAAGTTTTTCCAACGTATTTTTTCAAAGATAATCATTTAGTTTCAATTCTGGGAGGGATAATAATGTCATTAGGAGTAATAATAGAATACTTGTATCGATGCCTTTTACAAGTAGCAACAGCAAGTAGATCGTCAACTTCAATAATATCCATTTCAGAATCTTCTTGTTCTTCTAACTGTTGAGCATATCTTACAGCATCATCCTCTGCTTGAAATAAAAATAGAACCTTCTCACCATACCTATCCTGTACAGCATATGCTCCATCATCTGGACTATCTTTCAGTGTTAGAAGGTACATTACTCTACCTCACAAGCCTCTCTGTATATTTTTTGAAGAATACCCTTAATAAGGGTTTTATCACCTTCAAATTCAGATTCATCAATATAACGATTTAAAATATTAATAGTATTTTCAGTTTCCTCAGCTTCAAATTCTTCATTCTCTTGAATTGCAAAATTTTCAATAATTTTCAATTCCTGTATATTAGAATTATATAACTTATCTATAAACTTTTCAAATTGTTTTTGACTAGATTTTTTCTTAACTATAACCTTTACTATCTTATTTTTATACTCTGTAGTATTAAATAATTTGTAATTAATATCTTCATAATAAATGTTATAAAAAAGTCTATATGGATTATTTACATGCTCATGTTTAAGAGTTTCTGTATCAAAAATAGTAAACCCTCTTTTATCATTTACATCATTCCAGAACATCTCATAAGGATTTCCCAAATAATAGATATTGCTATTATTAGATCTTGTATGAAAATGACCTGAAAATACTCTATCAAATTTACCAAATATATCAATATTCATTCCACTCTCCATTAAATGACCACGAGTAGCAGTAAATCCATTTAATTCCAAATGACCCATAACAACCTTACTTTTACTCTTCTTAATCATTTTAGAAGTATTTTCATAATTCTCACAATTAATCCAAGGTAAAAGAAGAACTTTTAACTTATCTAATTTAATCTCTGTTGCCTCTGAATATACAGTTATATTCTCATATTCCTTAAGGAATAATTCAATAGAATTAATATCATTTGTATCCTTATAGTATGCAGTATGATTACCAACTATTGTATGTACCTTTACACCTAAATCCCTAAGTCTATCAAAATATTTTTCTTTTGCCCACTTTAATGACCAAAGATCCATAGATCTGCGATTGTCAAAGGTATCACCCATATCAACAACAGTACCTATATTATTCTCTTCTATGTAAGGAAAAAAGATATCTTCATAGAATTGACCAAAATAGTCATGAAGATTCTTAGATCCCTTACGTGCACCAAAGTGCTGATCCGTAATTATCGCTACTTTCATCTATTGGAAGTCTTATATTGAATATTATCCTTGATAGTATTGTAATCAGAACTACTACCAGCAAGTGCTCCGTCATCAACTACCATAACTTCTTCAAATCCAGTTCTTTCAATAATCTTTGTCTTAATTTCTAACTGCTTCTTCTCCTTCTGAATTCTCCTAAGGAAAGCGTAATGAATAATCTGAGTAAAATATGCAAATGGGTTTCTAGACTTCTCTGGATCGAAATTATGAATGTATTGTACACAATTTTCAATACCATCAGATATCATATCATCCCTAAACATATAGTTAACAAAATTGGGTTTATATGAAAGGTGTGTTGCAATCTTTAAAAAACAAGATCCAAGATAATCACTAATACGTGGTTTTGGAAGGTCATTTTCCTTTGCTTCTGCAACCTTTGCTCTATAAACAATCAATGCTTCAAGCAACTCTTTATTATTTACATAATGTTCAGACTTCTTTTTTGCCATAGCATAGTTTCTCTTCGTCTAATTATTTGTTATGTATATTATAGCATATTTCAGGGACTTGACAAGTTCCTATGATACCAGTAGAATAACCTTTGTGAGGGTTGATGAGAGATACTAGCTTTCTTTAGTAGGATTAGTAGGTAGGTTATATAAATTCTCTAAATGCTTTCGAGCATGGTCTACTGTTGTAATATATCCCATTTTATCCGTAACCTTAACTTTTCCATCTAATTCTATATCGACATCATCGTTATTGATATATCTATTATAAAATTCAATCGTTTGTTCATCAGTAACTTCTGACATAGTTACAACTTTATCATATTTTAAAATAAAGAGATCATCGGTAGGGATCGTTAGCCATGGTTTGATTTTAACATATTGTCCAATATGATTACTTTTTATCTGCATGATAACAGGAGTTTGCATTAAAATAATAGGATCACCCTCTTCCGATTCGTCGACAGTGACCAAGGCGAAGATTTCTTCACCTGTTACTAATTTTATTACTGTATAAAACTCCTCTCCCATTAGTTTTTGAGTGGTATGTTTACTATGTCATAATTAAAGTTTTCTTCATTATAAACTTTAATTCTTTCTATTAAATGATTAAGTGTGTAATTTTTACGAGATTTATAACTAATATCATCAGCAATATCATATAGAGTTGCTTTTGTTTTGTTATTCCCTTTTCTCAGAACCCTTCCAATTGATTGTAAGTTTCTGATCCTTGATTTTGATGGGGAAGCAAAGATAACGTTGTGCAAATTTTTGATGTTAATGCCGGTAGAAAAGGTTCCGTAAGAGGCAACGATAATAGCATTATTCTCTTGCTCAGTGATTTCTCGAACCTCCTCTCGGTCTTGGGTATCCACGCCACCATGAATAAAAAAGACATTACGATCTTCAATCAGGTTACTATTATTTATTAATTCGTAGAGGGGTAAACCATGCCCTTCTACTCTTGCATAAAGTATTAGAGTGTTACCTTTAAGATCAAGAGCAAGGTTTTTGATAAAATTATTTCTCTTATCATGTGTAATAATATATTGAACCTCATCTTCAAATACTTCAAATTTTTGTGGAGGATGCTTTAATAAGAGTACATTAATATCCAACTTGGCAACATGCCCCTTCTTCATTAACTCATCAGTCTTAATAATTTTATAAGATGGACCAAATAATCCTTCTAAAACCCACTTATGGGTTTGTGATCCATCTAATGTACCAGTAAATCCAAACCTATATTTGGCTTGATGTAATTTTGTCATTATAGATACTAATGATTTTGACTTAAACTGGTGAGCTTCATCCCCAACAACCACAGAGAATCTCTCAAAATATTTTCGGGGAAGTTTGTAGATTGATTGCCAGGTAGTAATAATGACTTGAGAGTTAGTCTCTCTTTCCTTACCTGCGTATATTTTATGACACCATGAACCTACGTCCCAGCCATAGTCTGCAAAATCTTTATACATCTGCTCTACTAGGGAAGTCGTCGGAACAACTATC